CTATAACGACCCGGCACAAGCAATGACAAAAACACTTTTGCATGATTGGGCCTATACACCTGTAATGGCCAGTGGATCTATGATTATGCCAATTAATTATTTATCAGTTGTTGATGTTGCTTTTGACGAAAATGAAATCTTGACAATCACCCGAATCTCCGGAGAAGAATTTTCTGGTGCCGGCTTGACTGCCGGGATGATCGCCCAGTTTATCGCAGAAGCGAATGCATCAGAGCCCGCTCTGTTTGGTGACAATAGGCAATTTACATGGCCGGCCATAAGAACAACGATCAATTCTCCCTTTGGATATCGCTATCATCCAATCGATAAGAAGCGCAAACACCATGATGGAATTGACATCGCCGGCAAGCTAGGTGAACCTATTTATGCTCCACGAGGCGGTAAGGTTACAATAGCGAGATTTAGTCAATCTTTTGGCAATTATGTTCAAATAGATCATGGTGATGGATATAAAACAGAGCTTGGTCATGCTGCTGTACTTTTGACTTCGGAAGGCGAAGAGGTCATGGAAGGTCAATTGATAGGTCTGATAGGAAGTACAGGAAAGAGCACTGGACCACACATCCACTATAATGTTATTTTAAATGGCAAAAAAATTGACCCACTAAAAGTCTATAAAACATCATAAAGAGAGGATTACTATGGCTAGAAAACTTCAAAGAGATTTGTCTGCCTTTAGCAAAGAGAAAAGAAACTTAGTTAATAATGACAGCACACCGCAGGGATTGTACAGTCAAAAGATGTTGGAGCCAATCCCAAATTACGATGCTGGTGGATCAGAGAATGTTTTACGGGGCAATAACAATTCCTTTATAATCCTAGGAAGAGACAGAAATCAAAGTAAGGCCTCTGGGGCTGGTGGTCGAGGTTTCACGCAGTGCGGTTCTATAGATCTCGTTGCTGGATTGGGGAACAACCATGGAAAGCAAAAACTACCACCAGACGGCAAAAGGCTATCTCCAAATTTTTTCATCGACGCAGCGAGAGTTTATATAACGCAAAAAGGAAAAATTGATAACTATTTTGGTCTAGCTAGAGGATCAGAGCCTGACGGATCTTCCAATTGGAAATCGGGCATTGGTATAAAAGCAGATCATGTTAGAATTATCGGCAGAAATCATATTAAATTGGTCACACACAAAGCGATTATAGAAGGTGGTGGCTCAAATGGAGAATTGAATTCAATGGGTGGACCCATAGACTACTGTGGCAAGATAGACTTCATCGCTGGGAACTACACAGAGGCTTCTGAGACATCCGAGATGCCCATGTTTGGCATGCCCGAAGGGTCTATGGGCCTAAAGACAACAAAAGTCTTACAGCCTATCCCAAAGGGGGAGAATCTAATAGAATTTTTAGACAATGTCTTAGACACAATCAATGATCTTCAAAAAATGGTCTTCGAAAACAGAACTTCTCTTGTTAAAATAGCTACAAAAGTTGCATCACATGTTCATGAGGTGTCAACTCCTTTTGGTCCAACCAGCCCTTCAGCAATGTTAGCAGCTCAATTAGCGCCAGATATAGTTGAGGCATTTTCAAAGATGCCAGACTCAACATTGTTCGCATGGAATTTATCAACTTTAAAAATGAACTATTTAACACCAGAGTTTCCGACATACATAAACAGTCGACACGTTAACACAACATAGGAAAAAAAATGAGTGATATTTCTAGTCTTCAAGAGAATCAATGTGAAGATAAAAAGATTCTAGAACAACCAGAGGTTTGCCCAACGTGTGTTCCAGACAAATCGGCGCCAATGATTGATTGGCTTCGACAGGATGAGCCTTATTTTGACGCAAGAAATTGTGAGTATGTTGCTGTTGTAAAGCCGGCAAAAACAAATTTAAACTTTTTGAACCCAACAGATTCAGAGGAAGCAGACGTTCCAAACCTCAGAGAATTTGCTGAGAGAAAAATTCCTATTGGTGTTCGGAAAATTCTCCGCCACTTCAATAAACTGGAGAGTGATGAAGAGATTCCTGCTTTTGTCCCAGAAGATGGGATTTTGGTTGATGTTGATAGAGTTATAAAGATAAAGGTTGTTATTTCTGCTTTTGATTTCAATGAAATCCCTGATGCTCCTGCTTCGAGTGAAGATCCTTCCCCTAATTCTAGTGGTTTCCCGTCTGAAATTATAATCGATGACAGTTCTTTTGACTTTCACATCAATTTCACCACTATGATTGTCGGAATACAGTCCTATGATTTAAAATATGAGTTCTTCAGGCAGATCGACAATGGTCGTCTGTTATATAAGGATGGAAGCAAATATGTTACTTTTAGAATTAAAGATTTTATAAAAGATTTGAAATCTTTTAAAGCTAGGCTAGAGGACTATGTGTTGAAAAACAATTATACGTTTTCGCACAATAAATTTCCTCTAAACCTAGGCAAAGAAGAAGTACAGCAAGTTAAAATAGAGCTTGATAATTCTGACGAACAAAATCCGATGAAGATCAAAAAAGTATTTGTTAAATCACCGGGCTGTGATTTTGTAGAGATAAAGATTGGCCTTGACTCTTTTAAGAAAAAAGCCTATTACCCTTCCGCTATTAACATGATGAATAAGTTTTCTGAAGCTCTAGAAGACCTTACAGCTCAAGAAACACGTGAATGGATCGACTTTTTGGTTGATTATGTTCATCCTCCTATTAAAGTAGATTATGGCATCAATTCAGGTAACACCGAACCAGACAACACTTTAGTGGGCTGTGCGGCAGATTTAGCCGAGGATGCCTTAGGAGAATTAGGTGGCGCTCTAGAGGACTTTGTTTTCTCAGCGTTGGACATTTTTGGATATGAATTTGACAAGACATGTTCGGATGATCCTGTTAAAAACAATCCCGGGATACAAAAGTTTTTAAACCCGAATAAACAACGAACGTTTGAAGCTATCTATAATCGATCGATACAAAAAATTAAAGAACGAGAAAGAAAGATAACGGACGACTTCATTCAAGAACAGCAAGATATCTTATCCAGCAAAGAATTATCAGAAGCAGATAGAGAAAAAATCTTAGAGGGAATTAGAGAGAGAAGAAGAGAAGAATCGCTCTCAATAAGACAGCAAGCCGAGGAATCGGCCAGTAAAAGAATCGAAGAAATAGAAAAAATCAATCCTTCGGCATTTTCCCATCCCTATCAAGAGCAATTTAGATTAGCGTTGCGTGCAAAGCTGAAGGATTCTGACTCTATTTTAAATGTTGTCAATTCAGCGCTGGAGAGACCTAGTGACGATGAAGTTAGATCTATAACTAGTCGCTTGGGTTTATGTGGATTCACATTGGGCTTGAAGAAAGCTTTTAATTGTGTTTTAAAGCAAATGTCTTATGAACAGGCCCTAGAGGTAATCTTTAAGACAATTTTAAAATTTCTTCCCGTAGATAAATTTGGCGTTGTTTTTGTTGGGCTTCCTCCTCAAGATCAAGTTCGTATTCAGCAAGAGATACAGAAAAAATTTCAAAATGCACCGGTTCCATGGCAACAACAAGCACAAAGTGATGATGTTGGGCCCGAGGTAAACGCTTCAACCAAACTAATCTTGGAAGCCTACACTGAGCTAATTGTTGGGATCGTTGATAACAGCATCCTCCTAGAAAGCCTTAAAAGATATCCCGGAGCAGAGCTAATTCCAAAAATCCTAAAAGAAGCAGTGTGCCCTGTAACTCCCCCACAACACCCAAACACTCCTAGTAAAATAAAATCTTTTAACTTGGATTTCTGCAATCCAACCGCCCCTGTTATAAACTTCACACTTCCAAAGTTTGAACTTTTAAATCCTTTTAAATTTGTTAAAAACAATGCAACAGCGGCAGTTGGTACCGCAATCTCAAAGGTTTTAGGTGCTCTGATAAATAAATTTCTAAGTACCCTAGAAGATGGTCTTTGCAACCTCTTAGAGGCGTATGGAAAAATAGCACTCACGGCCTCCCAAGGAGATATTAATTTTGATTCCCTATTGGCAGCATTTCAGACTGCTTTTTGCCCGGATAAAAATAGAGACGATGCAAAAGATTCTTTAAATTCTCTTTTAAATGCAATCGGTGTAGCAGATGATGGTGTTAGTCGAGCAGTCGACTGTTTGGGCGGTGCCTTATTGGGAACAATGACAAAAAATGAGGCTGTGACATTATTGGTAGAGGTGGATAAACCTCCTCAATTGCTTCAAAGAGTAGCTGATGCTGTATCCGCCGGCTGTCCCAGATTATCGGATTTGTTTGGATCTCCTGATAGAGTTGATAAAATATTCTCAGATTTAGGGAACATGATTCCATCCAACATTCGAGATGCACTACAGGACTCTGTTTCGCCCGTGTTTGATGAGCCGGTTTTCAACAGTATTTGCCTAACCAGTGAGGAACTAGATGCATGGAATAGTACAAGAGCTGTTTTACTTGAAAGCATGGGAATCAATGACGATGATGTGGCTAGCCAAATGGAGCTATATGGACAAAGAGCCCAAGATACACTTTCAAACTTAGCTGATTCTTTGGTTAATGGGGTCGGCAACGACATTCAGGATGGTCTTCAAGGCCTTCTAAACCCTGTAGATGATCCAAATTGCAATTTAGACGGCACTCCCTCTAAGTTCGGATCCAAAGCCTTTCAGGAGCCTCTAGAAGCTGTTCAAATCCAAGACCAAGTTTCTGATGAAATCTTTGACTCCATACATGAGCAGTTTGTTAATGAGTTTATAAGTAACCCATTTCCACTAAGCCCCACAATAATTGGAAAGATTTTATCTGACACTAATGGAAATGATTATGATTATCACAACTTTTTATCTAATTTTCTTTTTACAAAAGGCTTTTATCATGATTCTGAACAGCATGCTGAATTGAAATCACAAGGGAATATTTTCTCATTCTTTCCTGATCTTATACCAGACACTGGATTCTTTCCGGAAACTGTTGGACTGGAGACTAGAAAAAAGATTTTAGAGGAATCACCTTATGCCCTAACCAGAGAAATCAATCAGTTTGAACCAGCCAGTGCTCTTTCTTATAAAGGAATAGAGTTTTCTCCTTTACTTCCTCCGATTGAGAAGCCGGATTTTCAAATAGTTTATAGCGAACAAGAGAGTGTCGGATACATCTCAGATGATTTGACCGGTCAATCGCCAGATTATTCTTATAAGATTTATGTTGATTCACTTAATCGTAATTACACTTTATCTGTGGTACCAGAAATCTCGGAGGATGTTACAGGATTAATCACCAACATAAGACTACAGGACACACAATCTCCAAATTTTTTTAATCCAACAGAGATTTACACACCAAAAGAAAAGCATGCAGTTTTCAATCAGTTCTTGAGAAGCCGCATCCCGTTTAATGATTCACCGTTTAAAAATTCCCCTCTAGTTTATGAGGAGTTCTGCAATACAGTTTTTAACTCAATTAAGGAAATTACTGTTGGTGAAGATATCGGAATGATATCTGATGGATTTTCTTTTGGGCACGAAGAGGATACTTTAGAAGAGGATGATTTAACATATGTTAATCCGGAGCCCGGTTCGACTGAATACACCTATGCAGAGGAAGAGAGGATCCTAGGTAGATCAAAGACCAACAACCCTAGAGTCTTTTTTCTAGATCCAGAGAAGCATGGGGGTTCTTATAAATTCCCTCCATTATACATAGCTCCCGCCAAGCGGGCAGGGTGGCTTGGAATTTCCTCTGTCTTTTCTCCGGAGATCGAAAAGTGTGACCCGAAAAAAGAAAACATTTTAAAAATTTCAACAATCAAAAAGAAGGTTAATGACGACAGAAGCTCTATAAAATATGACAATCGATTAGCTGGAAACCTAGGAAGGTGTTTTGTTAATAAACCTTTTGACCTTATCGTGTCAAAAAACGCACTGTCGGCAATTTCGGGACTAGTTCAGACATCAATCAGAATAAAGGTTGCTGAGGAGATGTTGAAAATCGCCCCAATAACTGCGCATGTTAAATTCAGTGATCGTAATTTTGATAGTTCAATAGCGGAATTGGTTTATCAAAAATTAAAACAAGAACTTAGAGCTATTGGAGCCTTTGGAAGTAGAATTCAGAGGAACAACTACTGGCTTTTATTTTTAGAGCAAGCTGTTCAAACGTTTGAAAGGCAGGAAATTAAAACATTACCAAAAATTTCCGGAACTGATAATCCGGATCTAAGCAGCTTAAAACCAGAGGTGGCAGTTGCTTACGAAGAAATAGTGGCACTGAGAGAGTCTGTTCAACTCCAAAATCTTGCTAATATACCAGAAGACGTAACGATAGATTTGTCTGAGGTGGATGTTTTAGACTTCAGTAGTAAAGATTTACTGGTTTACTCTTACGCATATCAAAAATTTGGCGACACAATTTTTAGTTCTGCGGATAAAATCAAATTTAGAGCAAATAGTGACTTTCTTATTTCACGAAAGATCAAAAATGTAATATTGAAGATTTTTTGCGTGAAGTACGTTGAAAAGCAGTGTGAAGTTATCTTGAGAGAAATGGTATTCAAAGAAATTGAAGAAATGTCAGAAAACTTTTACCAAAGCTATGAGCCCTTTGTCTCTGACTTGAGATCTTATTTATTAACCAGCAAGAGAATGTTTGATTCAAATAAAATAGAGAACTTTGGTACAACTGCCTATGAAAAGAACATTGCTGCTGGTAGCTTTACTAGTCCCGGGGAAGCAAATGATGTTGTGGCATCCAATCAGTCACTGACTCCATGGGCTGATATCAGTGAAGAGGCCAAAGATAAGCTGGTTATGAAGATTGAAAGGTATATAAGGGTCGATCCAAAGCAACCACAAGGGCAAATTGAGGCGATTGATAGTGTTTTGGATGCCATGAACAATGATCAAAAACTAAATGGAGTGGTTAGCCTAGAGACTTTTCAAGACTTAATTGATGAGAATAAAGAGTTTGTTGGAGAAAGTTACATAAGTGAATTGTTTGGCGATGCCGTCATAGTGGATGAAGAAGGACAGCCTCCTTTAATTGAAGGATCAATAGGTCTTAAATATGGCATTAGAATTATAGCAAAGCTGCCCGGCTCTTCAATTGAAAATGTAAACATAGGCCCAGAAGATCTTTCTCTAAGTCGCAAAGAAAAGGCTTATTATTGCGATCAGAACTTTTCTGTTTCAAATGGAAAATCTGTAATTACAGATAAGAATTTATCAATTCCATTATGTTCAGCTGAGGTTGATATCATGGACCACCAGATAAAAGACTTCAACTACATTAACGGCAATTATAGTTATGATTTAGATTGCCTGCTGAGGAAACTAATTGATTCGCCGGAATATAAGCTGCTGTTTTCTCTGTGCGCACCAATAAAAGGAGCATCTTCAGCAGTTCTATGTTTCAGTGACTCCTTCTTTATGAAATCAATCGGCAAAGACGATGGGTGGAGTGATGACGACAATGCAGGAGCCTTTAGCAGTGAGGATGTAGATTCTTTCAGAGACTTTGAATTAGATCGCACAAAGAGAAAGATTCGAGATTTCTTTGCTGGTTTTTACTATAGCAACGACTTTGTCAATGAAGAAAACAAAAGCTCAAATAAGATTAGATTCCCCGATTTAATTAAACTTTTGTTTGGCGGCTTTGAAGTTCCAAAATTAAATTTATCTTTCAAAATCCCGGGATCCCACAAAATTGTAAAGAACCCTTTTAACAAAGACGATGAAGAATGTGACAATCAATTCGATAAAATGTTTTGATGGCGTACTTACTATTAGGTAAACCACTATGATAAAAGCACCAAAATTTCCATTAAGATTTAAAGAGAAGCTAGGTTTTGAAGATGTTGAAAGCACCAAAGAGTTGGTATTGTTTCATCTCAAGAACCTTCTTTTGACTAATCCCGGAGAAAAAATAAGTGATCCGGAATACGGAGTCGGATTAAGGCGTTTCCTCTTTGAACAATTAAACTTTGAGACTGTTGGGGAGATAGAAGATCGCATAACCTCTCAGATAGGACAAAAGCTCTCCTACATTGACTTATCAGAAGTTTTGGTCACCCCCTTTGAAGATATCAATAAATTACAGATAAAAATTCAATTTAGCATTGAAAACGTTTTAGATAATGAGGTCTTGGATCTAGAGATCGCCTTGAATTCATCTGAGACACAATATTGAGGAATTATGAATGCCAAAAAAACCTTTTATAGATTACACTTCTAGAAGTTTTGACTCAATAAAGCAAGACCTTATAGAGCATGCTAAGAGATATTACCCGGAGTCCTATAACGATTTCAACCAATCTTCGTTTGGCTCTATGATTTTCGACTCGGTAGCTTATGTGGGTGATATGCTATCCTTTTTCTTGGACCTTCAGATGAATGAAAGCTTCTTGGAAACAGCGATTGATTTTAATAATGTAAGAAAACTGGCATCGCAAATGGGCTATAATTTCTATGGACGTCCATCGGCTTATGGAGTCGCCGCTTTCTATATTTTAGTTCCTGCAAATTCGCTTGGCACTGGTCCAAATTCTAGGTTTATTCCAGTTCTTAAATCAAAAACCAGAATTAGCAGCGCTCAAGGCGCAACGTTTATGCTGACGGAGGACGTTAATTTTAACGAACCAGAAGTCGAGGTAGTGGCTGCTAGATTCAACCAAACAACCGGTAAGCCGACTCATTATGCGATGAAATATTATGGCCAAGTTAAATCCGGCAATGAGTTTTTCACAACAGTTGATGTTGGGGATTTTGTCAAGTTTTTGAATGTTAGAGTCACTAACGCTTCTGTTCAAGAAATCATCTCCGTGTTTGATTCCGAAGGGCATGAGTATTATCAGGTCGACCACTTGTCTCAAGAAGTTGTTTATCTCGAGAAAAGCAACCCAAATGTTGCAAATGATGGAGTGCGATCTATCCTTAAGCCTTACATAGCGTCACGAAGATTCATGGTTCAACAA